CCATCCTTGGTAACCGCACCCCGATAGGAGGATAGTCCCCACTATCGCCCCTATCAGGGCCCGGATCATTTAGAGCCTAAGCCGTATTGCTTCTCGCTTGGTTGTACCGCTTTGAGTAGCGGACCTATTAGGCCGGCGATAAAGGCATTAGCTAATACTTTTGGATCAGTAATACCCGACATATACAAAGCTGCTACGGATGCGAGCGCTGCTCGTGCGTATGATTTCGCAGCTGCCTCTAATTGCTTTTTATTCATTGTGCTCTCCTGTAATGCCCTTTAATTGACTTGGTAATACACCGATACCGTTGTAGTACCGCTTGCTACGACACCATATAACGCTTGATGATCTCCGACGGGTACCGTGATTTTATCTTTATGATCTACAAGATAACCGTTAGCGGTAGTTAAGTCCGCTCCGCCTATGTATAGATCATCATTAGTAGCGTGGATTAACGCCGTTTGATCTCCAATACTTTCAGGCACTAAAATCGTTGCCGAAGTAGTTACCGTTACTTGTCTGCTAGTTGGCATCTTTTAATCCTAACTTTTCTATTAGTTGTTTAGCCTTAGTAGCCGACACCTCTACCTCAAAATGCATATCGTCCGGCCTGCTCTTAAAGTCTCCGCCCCACTTGAGGCCGTACTTTTTAGCTAGTGCTCTAATCATCGGTATTTTCTCAGCCGGGAAAGTGTCGTATTTGCCAAGCGGATGCTTTGTAGCGTTGAGATCGATAGCCGTCCCGGATGAGTGACACGATAGCTTTGTAGGGTTGCCTCGCACCATACGGTAGGCGTATGCCCAATCGTCAAAAGTACCCTCATCGATCGGCTCGATTAGCTCGTGAAACTCCGCAGCAAAGGCGGCCAAGAGAGGCCCAACACTCTCGGCGCACCTTAGCTTACGATCCGTACCCTTTACAGGGTAGGACTTTATCTTTATCTCGGCCGGATCTTTAGAGGCCGGGTAGCCGTTATAGCTAGTTTCCATTAGGAGCACTAGGTAATTCTATTTTACGAGGGTCTGAGTTACTTGCAGGGAGATCGCGCAACGCTTGGCGGTATGTCGCCCACGCGGTTTTATCTACCGGCGCATCGTTTACCTGAGTCCAATCGGTACGCGCTAACTCTGTATCGCGCCAATAACGTAAACGAGCAAGAAAGATCTCGTCCGTTACCTCATTATCATTATAAAAACCTGAAATAAACTTTGTCATTATGCCACCTCATAAGCTACTGAGCCATAGATAACGTATCCATTTGTAAACCATGTTGTAAAGTTGTAATCTCTCGATGTAAAAATAGTAGCGCCACTTGTAACGCTTACAATTCCTGTTTTACCAGTAGTTTGATTTTCTACACATGTACCGTTCCATGTGCCGTTCGCTAAAGTCACCGCCTGTATTGGAAGTGTGCAATACAAGGTACCTGATGCCGTGCCGACATTTGTAAGCGTAATCTTAAAATTTGCAACTACCAATTTGCCGCTTTGTTGGTATGACCCTGTCGCGGTATACGTTGTGATGCTTCCGCCTTGTGAGGTAACAGTAGGTGTAAAAACTGTTGATGCAGGAAAACCGCCGCTTGCAGGTGTTGCCCATTTTAATCCCGTCGTTTCGGCTGAGTCTGCGGTTAATACGGTGCCGTTTGCGCCCACCGCCAAACGGCTAAAAGTGTCTGCACCTGTCCCGGGTACTAAATCACCTTTAGCATCGATAGCCGTAGCCATAGAGTTAGTAACGGTTACGGTACCTGAGGTACCTCCGCCGCTAATACCTACACCTGCGGTAACTCCCTCAATATCACCTGTAGCACCCGAGGCTACCCAAGCTGCACCGTCGTAATACCATAGTGAGTTATTATCTTTTGTAAATGCAAACTGACCCTCAGCCGGTGCCGTGATAGCCGCATCTCGAGCGGTAGCGTTTGTAAATACGTTAATACCCTGCATGAGGTAGCCGTTTACGTCGCCGGCCGTTAATACCTCACCGGTTGTAAAGGTCTTAAAACCTAGACCAGCTGCCATCTCTTGCTCCTTAGTATGCTAATACGGAGGTATCGAGCACTCCATATAGTGATGAGTCTAATATAAAGCCATCGATAATTGGCTCTAGTGTTGTAAATGTCGTTTTCCATGAGTTAGGCGTAACGCGGTGTACTACGCCAAAAACTTGTAGAGTCTGTTGCAGGGTCGAGTTACCAGGTTGATTAGTCGTAACCTCTACCGGGTCAAAAAAATCTAAGCTAAGAGCTGCAAGGATGCCATCGTTATAATCGTCCATATATAGATCAAGCTCGACCGCATCGCATCGGGTCCGAGTATCTTTACGGCTTGCTACGTAGGCCCGTGCGTAATCGAGTGCGGCTTGGTCCGTATCCATTACTAGATTTTGTTGGTTATATGAGTGCACAAAGTACTCATCGATAGAGTCTTGATCCTGAGCAATCTGAGCCGTACCGCCGATCTTAGTGATAGAGGCAGAGTTATAAACCTGCGTATCATCTAATCGCCATACGGCGTTAAAGTAGTTTATATCGGTGCCATCGTCATTAAAGCGAGTCACGGGTAAAGCCTGAGAGTCTATGCAAAAAGCGCGATCCTTAAGCTCGACCGATCCTCGAGCGTTAATATAGATAGCGCCATATTCCGAGATGGTTGCCGTCTGTAGTGCAGCTAAAGCGGTGCGAGGGTTGCCCGGGTCTGCCTGAAATATTGTTGTACCGTATTGGATCTCACGCATAGATGGAGGCCACGCGATCTCATCGAGTATAGCGTTTACACGTTCGCCCGGTAAGTCACCGGCCGAGGCTAAAGTAATAGTAGAGACTTGGCTATTTTGGAAAAGTCTAAAAGCATCTACGGCGGTAATAGTCGTGTATACGACATCGGTAGCCATCTTAGGCGTAGTAGTCGTATAGCTAGTAATAAAGCCGCTAAACATTGGATACTCGATACCCGCATAAGTACCGGTAATCTGCACTTTACGCATTGGAGTAAGTAAACCGTAGTAAGGCCCTGACGCATTTTGAGGGTTAAAATCGCCATTTTGATCGACAATACGCAGAGTTAGGGTGCCTGTTTGGAATACGTCCGCCTGAGCGTTACGGCCTCTCATAGTCGTAATGCCGTCTACTTGATTAGATACGTCTACGATTAAAGCCTGAGAGTCTGCTAATACGTTTGTACCTAATTGGCCGCTTCCTAAGATCATAGCTTGAGCAAAAGACGGGCCCGTAGAAAAGTTAATAACCGCGTTAATCGTCGGGACGGTCATAGTGCACCGGCCGTACTAATCGGGTCTCCGCCTCGGTTAAGGCGTTGGATCGTATCCTGCACAAGAGTAGTAAATTCGTCCTGTTGCGCGATAACTCCGGCGCTAATATTTATATTATAAGTTGCAGGGTAGCCGCTTCCGTAATTCATAGTAGGGCTATAGCCGCCTAGGTTATCTTGCTGACTTGGTGTAAGACTATTATAAAACTCTGTCGCGCTAATATCGCTACCGAGTAAAGAGGTGGCCGCGGCGGTAGCCGTTACCGTGTCCAAAATAGCTTTAGTAGAGATTACCGGGCCGGTAACAAAATTAGTGCCACCAATATTAGTTAGCCCTGAGGATCCTGCCCCTGTACCTACCTTGCTTAAAAGGTTTAGATAATCTTGTAGCGCTTTTAGTCGAGCTTCATCGGCTCGTTTTTGTGCGGCGGCTACGCGATCGATCATCGATAGCTCCTCCGACTCGCGGAGTCTTGTAAGGGTAAGAGCTGCGTTAGTCGTTTTGCTCAGAGAGGCAAGGCGAGCTATTTCGGTTAGTTGTATCTGTACGCGCTCGCTATAACTCTCTTTAGCTGCTAACTCACCGGCTGCCGTGATAGCTGCGTTGTACTTGCCAAACGCGATCTGTCGAGCGGCTTCCTTTTCGCTTTCGGCCATCTTGCTATCGTTAATTGCTTTAAGCTCTGTAAGTAATTGAGTGTTAAGAGATGAAAGAGTTGCCTCGCTAATCTGAGTAATACCGGCTAGTTTGGCCATGTCTGCATTTTTTTGCAGAGCTGCAAGCTCACCGATCTTACGGAGAGCAAGGTCGCCGTTATCCTCCTCGATGGCCTGCAAAGCCTCGAGGCGTAGTTTTGTCTCTTTGTCATATGTAGCCTTGAGAGCCGCAGCAATAGAGATACGGTTAGTATCAAATACGGCGGCTGCCTTTGATAACGAAAGTTTATTTTTTTCTGCTAGTTGCGCTTTTTTCTGTAAAGCGATGAGCTCTTTTTGGCGCTTAAGAGCCTCTTTGTCCATCTTAGTTTTTTCAGTTTGGCTCTGAAAATTCTTAAGGTCCGCAGGTAAGCCCTGAGGAAAACCACCTTGGCGGCCTAAAACTATATCTACATTTCGACGTAAAGCACCGATCGAAAACCTACCGAGATAATTCTTAAGAGCTCTACCGGCATCCTCTAAAACACCTGCGCCCGGAATACTAGAAAATAAATTGCCAAGCTCTTTAGCTAGGTATGCCGTGTTAGTAATAAGTCCAGAGATGGAGTCCGCAGCCCCATCGACTTTGTCGATCAGTTTATCCATACCGCCGGCAGATGTACCTAGAGAAGTTACAAGCGCTCCGCCGATCTGCTCGCTTGCCTGCTCTGCCGCGATCTTAAGGCGAGCTATCGATCCTGCGTAAGAGTCTGCCGCGTTTTTAGATTGGCCTGCGTATTGTGTCGCGATAAGTTTTTCTATCTCAAGATATGACTTACTCGCTAACTCTGCCTGAGTTAAACCTAAATTTAATTGGCGTAAGCCTTTTAGATTACCTACGTATGCCTGACTTAAGATTTTTGTAGCTGATACGAGATCCATACCCGTACCGGCACTTACATCGAGTGCGGTGTTGAGCATCGATTGAGCAATAGTGGTAGATCTAGTTACCTGAGCTAGTTGGATAAATGAAGGCTGAAGTACGTCGCGATTTACACCGGTGGCCTTTTCTACGGCATCGATGTAACCCTCTGCCTCGGCGGTAGCAAAATTAAAACCTAAGTTACGTAAAGCGGTATCGAGGCGCTTAGCCTCTGCGATCTGCTCGCCATAAGCTGATACGGCTTTTTTAGAATAACTCAAAAGAGCAGCAGCGCTAAAAGTAACGCCGAGGGTACGGCCTAAATTCTTTACGGTTTTCTCAAAGCCTTTAATCTGATTAGAGCCTTTAGATAAGGCCTTTCCGTTCCACTCGGCTACGGCGGATACGATTAAGTTAGGCATCGCCATTATGCGGCCAATGCGTAAGTGGCCATACCGTAACGGCCATTATTAAAGTTATCTACGGTTTTCTCTATAGCTCTGTATACGGCATCTTGAGCCTTACCTTGGTCCTCTTTCCAAGCGCGATAGATCATACGACCGCGCTCGGCTTGCTTATCTCCGTAGAGTGGACCCATACGGCTAATAAAGTGAGCACCTGCGCCCGGGTTATTAGATCGGCTATTAGGATCACCGCCCGGGTTTTTACGTCCGGCGGTTTCATAAATGGCACCGGCGGCAGATTTATTAGCTACAAAGTAAAGAGCTTGCCATCCGTTGCGGTTTTTCTTACTAGGAGCCTGCGAGTAATAGATCCCTTTTTTAACGGTCTCTGCATCATAAAGTGGAAACATACGTAAACGACCCTCAGTATTAAAAGTCCTAAACATCGAGTTACGTGCGGTTATGGTTTTACCTGCGCTGCCCTCTCGCCACATATAAAGATTATCGGGCTGAGGACTTGGCGCGTAGCCTCGTGCCTTGTCCCGGATAGGCAACATAGCCGCACGTACCTCGGCGTTCATCTCTTTTAACATTTCAGGATCAAGCCTACGGAGAGCTTTAACGGTTTCGCGTACGCCTTTTATAGCTACCGGCATTTTTATTAGCCTCCTCCGCTTGCTCGTTTAATACCTTTACTAACATCTTAAACATCTCGGCATCTAAGTCGAGTATCGCTTGAGGCGCGACCCCTAACCGTATTGATAGTTGCGCTACCAAATAAGTTAGAGTGCCGCGCCCTAAGCTAAAGGTAGATCGTCTAGGACCTCGACCTTTGCCAAGGTATCTAAAAACTCTGCCCCAAACATCGGTACCGTTTCGCCGCTAGTACGTAGGCACTCCCACGCTAACCAGTAAACGTCGCTCTGTTTCTCGTCATCTCTAAAGGCTTTGTGAAAACCTTTTTTTGCATATAACTCAAAGGCGTACTCAATTCGCGGCGAGATCTGATGCTCTGATACTTCGCCCGTAGCCCTTGTTATTTTGAGTCGTGCCATTTTTTGCCCCTTTGTTAGTTTGTTATGGTGCCGTTGTAATTACGATTGGTGAGTTACATGTAAACGTGATGCTCTGAGTACCGATATCTCCGACGGCGCCGTTAATATCTGTAGTGTTATTTACCAGGATGGTAGTTGCGTACTGAGGGTTAGTAGCTGACGTAGTTGCGCTAGTTTGCTTTAGCGTAATTGGTACGGTCGTACCCCACGCAGCTTGTAGCGTTGCGTTTACGTTTGCCGCTGCGGTATCGCTTAAAAAGTCTAGAGAGATCGTGCTTGTCTCCAAACCTTTTGTAAATTTCCTTGAGGAGTCCCCCATAGCAGTGACCTCAAGCTCCTCAAATACGCGGTTAATCGTCGCGCTTGTGACATGGTCGGAGAGTGCGATCGAATTTAGCGTTACGACCACTCCGTTTGATAGAAATACGGCCATCGCCTATTCCTCGCTTTTCTCTGTAGTAGGTGTATGTGTTTTTGTTTCTTTTTTTGGTGCTT